ACGGGAACGCCTCACCGCCTAGCATGAATTATAATTGACGGGAACGCCTCACCGCCTAGCATGATTAATAGTGTACTTTATTAATTGGTTTTACGGGTTTTTGTAGTGTCTTTTATTCAGTTTTCAAAGTTCGTATTATATTAGTTATGTCGGTGCTTTACCTAGTTGTTAAAGATAAGATTTTTTTATTATGTTTTACTTAGGTTGTTATTTAAGAATTTTTAAGAATTTTTAATTTTTAAGAATTTTTAATTTTTTGAGTTGTCAAGTTGTTACAAGTCAATAGTATCACCAACTGAAAGTACACGCAACTATTTTTTTTATTTTTTTTGAAAAAATTCTTGGAGCTAAGTAATTCCAATGGGTCTAGCTACCTAAAAATCGTTCGACACATCTTGCATTGAGGGTCTTTTATTGTCGTAAAGCTGGTTAATTTGTTTGAAAATTTTTTTCTTGGGGTGGTCTGCTGCGTTGCTTTTTTTGGGTTTATTAGGTGACATTTTGTAGCTCCTGTGGTAGCTCCTGTGGTAGCTCCTAAAGCTCCTAAAGGTTAATTTATTTATTTAGTATTAATTGATTAGTATTAATTTATTAATATTATTTTGTTAGTTACCGCATTTATAAAAAATATTTTAGCATAGTCCCGAACGGGTGGACTTTATCCCTCTTTTTGGTCTGAGCTTTTCCCCTTCTAAGCTCCTATTATATTGCAAGTATACTTGACCCTTTAAAAGTCCTTAAAATTGATTTAACCGCTTTATTTAATGCAACTTAATTAATTATTATATTGCATTAAAAAATGATTAGATAATTTGATTTTATATGGTGGGGGGTGGGTTTCATAGCTAGACCCCTTGATTTTGCTAGGTTTGATAACGGTTATTCAAAAAACACAACACTAATTTTTTCTCATATTTATTATAAAATGAAGCTAAAAATCCATAATCCTATAAAACTCTAAACCCATTGAAAATGCTATATTTTATAAAATTTATAATAATGCAGCACTATAAAAATTGCATTATATGGCTCTAAAAATACTCGGAGCATGATCTAAAAATCCGACTGAAAACCTATAAAATCCTGATGTTGAAAAAGTATTTTTTGAAAATAAATTAAATTATGAATATTTTTTATATTCAGAAAAATAAATAAAAAACAGAAAAATATTGCAAAAAAGCGATAAAAAATTAATAAAAATTAATATTTTTTAAAAAAAATCAACTTAAAGCAATAAACTCTTGGATGTGGAATATTAGGTACGATATGCTGAAAAATTAAAAAAATATAGAGCCTAAAAATACTTAATATCCCAGATAGAATACAGTAAAATACAGGGTTATTAGCTTAAAATATTGATAGATATAATTAAACCGATATTTATAAAAAATAATAAATGGACAAGTTAATAAAGTTAAATTTTAGTGATTTAATTTTGATACTTCAATAAAATAAAAATAAAGAATATTATTTAAAATAAAAATATTTTTTATAAAATTTCATTATACAAAAAATTATGAATATAAAATAAATAAAAAATTTTCTAAATAAACTAATTATTTAGAAAATTCAAAGTTATTAAAGATGAAAAATTGAAAATTAATAGTAAATTTAGCTTACTTTAGAACCTAGCATAATCACCTTAAACTCTTTTTTTATGTGGTGATTTTTATTATATTATCTTTAATTATAGTTTAAGTTATGGTAAATTTATTGTTATAAACACATGGAGCTTATAAAAGGGAGTGGCAGCAATGGAAGACATGATAAAACGTATAAAAGAAAGAAATAAAAAGATGTTAGAGTTTATGGATAAAAACTCTTCTATCTTAGGTAAAGAAATAATCCAATCAAAAAGTGAAGTTGGGATATTTAATATAATAGGAACTTTTGCAACAGATAAAGGCTATAACCCTATATACTTTAAAACTAAATCTTTAAGTACATATAATGATGATCTAAGATTGGTAGACGTTCATTATATACATATTTATGATGACTTTGATTTAAAAGTAAGTATTTATTATGATAAGAATAAAAGCATCTTATCTAATATAAATATTCCGTACTATGAAATGTATGACGGGTCTAAGACTAAAAGATTTTTTGATAACAAAGAAGATGAAACAACACTAGTTAATGAAGTTGTAATAAAATTATAACTATACCTGCTTTAAAATTTGAATTATATATAGATGGATTAGTAACTATATATTATATAGATATAAAATTAAAATGACAAACACCAAACTAATTTAAAGCATTGAAAATACTAAGCTACAAGCTAATAAAATTAAAGTATCTCAAATCAAGTATTTTCAATACCTTAAAAGACTTGTAAAAATTAAAAGAAATATCTAATTAATTATATAGTAAAAAAAACAACCTATACAGGTTGTTTTTTTAGTAGAAATATTAATATTTTAATAATAAAAATCTTTAGTGGAGTTAGATATTTTAGTATTAAAACAACAGCAGTTCTATAATTCATTTACCTAATAAAATTTTAATGTAAAAAGGTCAAAAAGATTTGATATAGTTTCATATCTAAGATTATTTTACAATAATTGGTAAAAAAATACAATACTTTTTATAAAAAATTGAAGAAAATATAATAAAATGATAAAATATTTATGAATAAAATAAGGGTGGTGAAATATAAAATGAACAGTATTACTGTTGTTGACGCTATATGTGGGAGTGGTAAAACAGAGTTTTGTATTCAGTATATGAATAAGCATTATGCTGATTTAGAATGTCGAAATAAATTATTTATTTATGTAACACCATATCTTTCTGAAATAGAGAGAATAAAGAAAAATTGCCCTAACTTAGATTTTTATGACCCAATAAATAAAGGTGAAGGAAAGTTAGAATCACTAAAAAAGCTCATAGCAAATGGTGAAAATATAGCTACAACACATACTTTATTTACAAGTATAGATGAAGAAGTGTTGGAGCTACTAAGAGGAGCTGGATATACATTAATACTAGATGAAGTTTTAAATGTTATAAATGAATACCCAATAAGTAAATCTGATATGAACTTATTGATTAAGGGAGATTTATGCAGCATAGAAGATAATATACTTAAATGGAATGATAATGACTATGTAGGAAAGTTTCAAGAATTGAAAATAATGAGTGATATAGGGAATATACATTATTATAGAAATAGCTTTTTATTTTGGACTATAACACCTAGCAGCTTTAAGGTATTTGATGAAGTATTTGTTTTAACATATTTATTTGACGGACAAATACAAAAATACTTTTATGATCTACATGGTATAACCTATAATATGAAATCTATAGCAAAAGAAAATGGTATCTATAAATTAGTACCATATGATAAAAGATATGATAATAGAGATAAACTAAAAGAGAAACTAGAAATATATGAGGATAACGGTAAGTCTAAACTTAATAGTAATTATGCAAAAAAAATCAATAGAAATACATTATCCTCTACATCATTGAAAAATATGGATAGTAGAAATTATGATAGATTAAAAAAGAATATAGATACATTCTTTAGAAATAATTGCAAAGCTACAACCAAAGATGTATTTTGGACTACACTTTCAGCTGTAGCTCCGAAATTAAAAGGTAGATATAATACATTTAAAATGTCTAAAACAAATAAAAATACATATGATAAGGATAAGTGCAACTTTATATCGCATAATGCAAGAGCCACAAATAACTACGGACAAAGGAGATATTGTGCATATGTATACAATAGATTTATGCACCCTATAGAAAAAGCATTTTTTGAAGATAATAATGTTATAGTAAATGAAGATTTATTAGCATTATCTGATTTAATACAATGGATTTTTAGAGGCTCAATTAGAAATGATATTCCTATGAAAATTTATATCCCGTCTACAAGAATGAGGGAACTTTTACATAAATTTCTTAATTATGAAATCTAAAAAAAGAATAAGGAAAATTTTGTCCTTTTTCTCAAATGAACACTAGTGATTTCAATGGGTGTAGCGATTAACCCTTAAAAGAAAGTAAAAAAATGTACTTATTCTTAAATAAGAATTAGACTACGCTTAAATTCTTATTCTATAATCAAAACAAGTTTGATTATAGGAGGAAAAGTAAATTTACTCCTATGTATGAACTTGTTTCATACATAGAAAGTGAAAATGGTCTTTTATTTTCACTTCAATTAAATAGTAAATAATTGTAAAAATATATTGTAAATTTTATTATTACATGTTAGAATGATTTTGTTAGCTCTTTATGTGTAAGAGTGGTATATAGTAAAAAACTAAAGGAAGAACCTGTATTTAATATGTGCTAAATACAGGTTCTTTTTTTATGTAAATATTGAAAAAAATGCAAAAATATAGTATAATTTTATTAAAGAAAACATAATAAAATGTCAGTTTTGAATTAGAGTTTACATAAAAGGGGAATATTGTGAATAGAAAAGTTAAAAAAATAAACTCTAGGGAAATAGGAGATATATTAAAAGAGCTTGATAAAATAGAGCTTGAATATAAAAGTATTGGATTTGTAAATAGAAAAGATATATATAGATGTCCTGAATGTGAATACTTGGGTACTAAATGTTATTCATGTGCTGACTGATTTATTTATTAAAGAAAATATAATAAAGAGGGATTTTGATATGGCTTTTAATAATGGGTTTTTCAGGGGGAGTATAGGCGGAAAAACTATACTAGATTATAAAAATAAACTAGACTATAACATAGAAAGTTTAGAAGAAAGAAAAGATAGTATAAAAGAGCTTCTTTCACTTGAATATGTTGACGGGGCAGAGTTTAGTAATGAAGAATTTTGGAATGAGATTTGGGATATGGGAGTATGCAAGGCTGGAATAAATACAGATGAAAGTTTATGGTCAGAAACTAATGTATCTTTAACTTTAGAATCTATGGCTAATTATTTACTTGCTAAACATACCAAAGATAAGAAAGATAATATAAAAATTTATGATAGTTATGAATTATTTAGAAGAGCTATCCAAGAACAAGAAGTAATTAGGAAACATGGAGAACTAGAAGAAGACGGGGTTATTATCTTTAGACAAAAGAAAAATTATAAACTTGACCCTAAGCCGTCAGTTACATCTAGGGATAAGAAAAGATTTGAAGAAATCAATGATTATGATAGATATAAAGACTATTTGATTTCTCTTAGAGATAATAAAGAGCTTAGAGAGGAACTTGCTGATAAGTTAAATTTAAGTGGTGGATTTAAAATGAAATCTAGTTCTGATGTTTATAGATTTACATTGAAACACTTACCATTGATTAGTGATGATATGCTTAATGTAAAGCTGCAAAGAGAAAGAGCTATAAGTTGGAAATCACCGCTAAGAGATTCAGGCAATGAAATAGATTGGGACTATTTAGATATGTTTGATGAAGAGCATGTAAAAGCATTATTAGCTATTCCTAAAGATATGGAAGTTTCTAGTGATGTATACTTAACGGTAGATATGCTGGTTGAAAACGCAGGTTTAACAGATATTCAAAAGGATATACTTATTCTTTATAGAAAAAATAAAACTCTTCAAAGTATTGCTAATACATTAGGTATGAGCCATTCTAACGTAAAAAAACACTTAGATAAGATAGTTACAAAAGTTATTAATCAGTATGAAAAAGAATATGAAGAAAAACATTATTATCTAAATGTAGTTAAAGGTAAATATAAAAAATGTAATTGCTGTGGAGAAATTAAATTACTTTCTAGGTTTGCAAATGATAGTAAGGGTACTTTTGGGAAGAAAAGTAAATGTAAAAATTGTACTAGTAAAGCTAATTAGATATATTAATTTATACCTAAATCTAAGTGCAAATTTATAGTTTAAATACTAATTCGATAAAAGTGGTTACAAAAATACCGTCCTTAAACTATATATAGTTGTAGAGGGTATTTTAGATAAGCTACATCAGTTAGATAAATTATGTTATAGGTTAGATAATATCCTCTACAACTATAGAAGAAATTTTGTTAGAGGTGTTTACTTATGAAAAAACAAGAATTTATACAAAATGTTATTACAATAGCAAAAGATAATAATATAAAACTTAACAAGGATACAGCTAGTAAGTTACTAGATATTATAGAAGAAACAATAGACGGTGTTATAGTAGCACAAGACCAAGTTACTATAATGGGTATGAAGTTTGAAACTAAACTTCAAAAAGGAAGAACAGGTACTATAAACTTAGGAAGTAGAGCAGGAGAAACTTATTCTACACCTGATAAAATAGTTCCAAGTGTTAAATTCATAAAATCTAAAAAAGATTCTTTAACAAGATAATTTTAAAAAAGTATTGACGCAAATATAATAAAATGATAAAATAAGTATGTAGTGAAATACTATATATAAAAGTATCGCTCATTAAACTTACTTTAGTTTTTTTAATGCTTTTACTTAAATTACTTTATTTAAGTCTGTGTTGTCGTTATATTTATTTTGTCTGACTTGTAGTGATAGGTTGATTGGTTTAAGACAAGTTCCTTTCAGGCTCTCATAAAGACCGTTTCTTTATGAGAGTAATATGGGAAGAAGGGTTTAATGTTGGTTCAACTCCAACACTTCCCAAATCTGCTAGATAATTTTTAAAATATTTTATTATTTTATTTTAATGCTTTATTATTGTGGCTTGGCACAGATAGCATATAGTGATATATGTAAAGGAGATTTAACGAATGTCCGCCTAGAAATAGGTCAGTCTAAGCAACGTACAAAGATTTAAATGTATTTTACAATGGATATACTAGGAGAAACAAGTTGTAGAATAGGTTATATAAGTTGAGTGCGAAAGTGATTTTGTGGGAAACTCTAGTAAAATCATTTCTAGCTGGTAACTAGATAGCATATACCAAATCAATGAAATTAACTATCTTGGTGCAAGGTTATATAGTGTGAGTTTAACAAACAAATGCGATAACCAGCTATATAAGAAAAATAGGATAATGTTCCTAAAGTATTTTATATAGCCAATGAGTAGCTTAGTTGAGTGAAAGTTATATTAGGTGTGTAGTATTCTTTTTCTCAAAAGGAAATAGAGCTACTAGGATAGCACATCTAAGTTTGAAAATTGAAAATTATAGCTTATAATTATAGAAAAATAAAGTTTTAATATAATTTTATAACAGAAGATTAGAAGATAGCAAAAGTCTATCCTCGCATACTAATGAAAGTACCTTAATACTTCAAGTTTTACTAATGAAGTGCTTGATAAGTTTGCAAGACTTTGACGGTTTTATATGGAGCTGCAAGGTGGGTTAGCTACCCTTTGAAGTCCGCAAGATTTACTGAATGTGAAATGTAGAGTAGTAGTATGTTAGACTAGAAATGCCGCTAGTATAAAAAGGCAGGTACAGTTCATTACCTTCTAGGAAGGTGGACAAGCAAAGAAATAATAATGTTGTGAAAGATGAATAAAGAAGAATTATTAAGTCTACAATTCTTCAATACATGGGAATATGGCTCAGTTGGTAGAGCAAATGACTGTTAATCATTGGGTCGCAGGTTCAAGTCCTGCTATTCCCGCCAATATGCTGGTGTGGCTCAACGGTAGAGCAGCTGACTTGTAATCAGCAGGTTGTAGGTTCAAATCCTATCACCAGCTCCAAATATAAGTTTAAGTTTGTTGAATTTTAGTTTAAAATATGTAATTCAAGGCTGACAAGGTGATTTTCATAATCGCTAAGTTTACTTTGTTTTCTCCCGTTTAAGATTATCCCCTACTATTTTAGTTGGGGATTTTCTTTTTAAAAAATAATATTTATTAAAGTTTGGAGAGTATGAGATATGGCAAAAAAAACAATGAGTACAAAATTAACTAAGGCTGAATTAGTGTTTAACGAAGACGGAACTATAACAGTTATAGAACATCTAAAGGAAGATATTTTAGAACATCAGTTAGAAGATATATTAAGAGATTATGAAGGTAGAACAAACCTAAATATAAGTATATCTACTGAAAGAGAAATATAGTTATGGAACAGTTTGAACAACTAAAAGATTTAGTTATATCTAAACTTGATAAGGATAGTGATTTATCTTGGGAAGATATATGTGATATTTTAGAATTAGATATGAACCCACATGAACTTAGAAAGAGAAGTTATGGGATTAAAGCATATGATGATTACTTAAAAAGTAAATCAATAGATCAGGTATCTAATGACGTACAAAATGATATTAATGAAAAATTAATAGAGTTAAAAAAGGAAAGAGTAAAGCTAAATGACCTAAGAACGCAAGTTAATAAAAGTCTAAGAGAACAGGCTAGGTATGAAGATTTACTTGAATTATTAAAAGTAGAAATAGGAAATCTTTCTGTTGAAAAACCTTTAATAAATAAAACAAATCCTATAATTAGTGATATAGCACATAGAAGTGAATGTATTTTAGCATTATCTGATTTACACTATGGTATAGAAATTGATAATAGCTGGAATAAGTTTAATTCTGATATTGCCAAAGATAGAATGAACCATATGGTTGATAATACTATAAAGTATGGTAAACTGCATGGATGTAATATATGTCATGTACTTATAACAGGTGATTTAGTAAATAATAATATCCACCTAACTAGTAGATTATCAAATAGAGAAAATATAGCTAAACAAACTATAGGTGTAAGTGAACTTATTAGTGAGGCTATACATAAGCTATCTAAAGATTTTAGATATGTAACTCTAAATATATGTGATGGAAACCATGATAGGATTTATCCAAATAAAAGTGATAATGATTATAATGATAGCTTTATTCATATAATAAGAGAATTTATAAAGCTAAGATGTATAAATATAAATAATTTAATAATACAAGATAATAAGCATGGTAGTGAGTTAATAGAGCTTAATGTTTGTGGTAAAAAGATAATTGGTTTACATGGAGATAAAATCCCAGCAAAATCAACTATACCAAGATTAACTACTATGTTTGGAAAGATTGATTATATCATAAGGGGTCATGTTCATAATAGCTCACAAGAGAGTTTTGGAGAAAGTAAATTAATAACAGTATCTAGTTTTAGCGGTATGGACGAGTATGCTAAACATCTAGGTTTAAGTAGTAGACCTAGCCAAAAGATATTAGTATTATCTACTGAAAATGATGATGATTGTATATATGATATAGATTTATCTAAGATAGGACGTTAAATAAAAAAAAGAGTAAAGGATAATACTATCCTTTACTCTTTCATATTACACTTTAATGACTGACTAAAAGATTGGGTATCATTAAATGAATATGAAATACTATATGTATATAATAAATATAATAAGTTATATAAATATTTTTATCAACATATTTGTGAGATTAAATAAGATTATTTAAATAAAATTAACATTTTAAGTAGTTTTATTTGACTTCATAATGAAGTCAGTCATACTCAAAACTCTCTCAAAATTACTTCAACTTTACCCTGTAGAGTATTTTATTTTACAGGGTAAACAAAAAAGTTAGGAGGATGTATGGCTACAAAAAAAACTAATAATAAATTAATTTGTACTAGATGTGGGGAAGAAAAAGTACCTACAAGTGGATTTTATCTTAGCCATTCTCTAATGTATAAGCATAATAAAGGTAGGATGCCTATATGCAAAGACTGTGTAGTTGATAAATTTAGAGAACTAAAAGAAGTATACCAAGATGATAAAAAAGCATTATTTCATTTATGTATGATGTTAGATGTATACTTTAGTGAAGAACTAGTTGAAAGTGCTTATAAACAAATTGAAACAAGTACAACTAGTGAACATGGATTAGTAAAGATATACTTCCAAAAAGTTAATAGCCTTATGCAATATAAAGGTAAGAATAGTATTCAATCTGATAAATTAATATTAGATATGAGTATCTTGAAACAACTAGAAAATCAGTATAAATTAGATTTAGAAGAAAAGAAAAGAAATAAAGAAATCTATGATGATATTGTAAATGACACCGATATAATAAAAAGGTGGGGTACAGGTTGGAAAGCCGAAGAGTACAGAGAATTAGAAGAAAAATATCAAGAATGGATGGATCACTATGAACATGATACTTTAGCTCAACAAAAACTGTTTAGAGAATTAAGTGAGCTAGAAGTTCAAAAAAGCAAAGCTCGTCAAGAAGGAGATAAGAACGCTTATAAGAATTTAAGTGAACTTGTATCTAAAAAAATGAGTGATGCTAATATAAAACCAGCCCAAAAGAAAATCTTAGGTGAAGAAGACGGTGAAATACTTGGTGTTATGATTAGGGAAATTGAAAATAATGAACCTATAGCTGAGTGTTTACCACAATTTAAGGATGTTGACGGCATAGAAAGTCTTATAGTAAGAACTTTCCTAAAGCCTTTTGCTAGAGTTTATGGACTTGCTAGTGGAGAAGAAGATATAGAGCTTAATGATGAAATGAAGGAATCATTAGAAAAATCTAAAAAGGTGGATAAATAATGATTACTAAAACAAGAGCTAGGAAAAAATCTTCAAGAATATCTAGTGAGAATATAAAATCAGGATTACATATATACGTTGCTTATTGGAGAGAAAATATCCATAGGTTTGCAATGGATTATTTAAATGTTAATTTACATGTTTTCCAAATAATTCTATTATATATGATGGATAAAAATACCTTCTTCATGTTTATAGCGTCAAGAGGATTAGGAAAATCTTTCCTTATATCTATATATTGTTGCTGTAGAGCTATATTATATCCTGAAAGTAAAATTATAGTTGGAGCTGGAAGTAGAGGACAGGCAAAACTTCTTATATCTCAAAAGATAGAGAAAGAGCTTATGTCAATGTCCCCTATGTTAAGAAAAGAAATAAAAGAAATTAGGTGCGGTGCAAATGAAGCAAGAGTAATATTTTGGAATGGTTCAACCATAGAGGCTGTAGTATCAGGGGACGGGTCAAGAGGTTATAGAGCTAATATCCTAATCTGTGATGAATTTAGACTTATAGATAAGGATATACTTGATAAGGTTATGCGACCTATGTTAGCAGCTACTAGAACACCAAAGTTTATGTTTAAGGATGAATATAAGAATTATCCTAAAGAACAAAATAAAGAAATATATCTTACTTCCGCATGGTTTAAAAGTCATTATGCTTTTGAAAAATTTAAATCTTTTACTAAGAATATGTGCTTAGGGAAAGATACTTTTGTATGTGATTTACCTTATACTGTAGCTGTTGAAAATGGATTACTTACAAAAGAAAGAGTTGAGGCAATAAGGTCAGAGGACGATATGAACCCAATATCTTTCGCAATGGAAATGCAAGGAATTTGGTATGGTGAAAATGATGACGCTTTCTTTAAGTCAGCTGATGTAAACCCATGTCGTACTTTAAGGAAACCATTTTACCCACCTACTGATATAGAATATATAAGTAATAAAGATAAAAGAAAAAAATCATCCCTACCTAAGCAAGACGGAGAGATTAGGATTTTAGGGGTGGATATAGCTGTTGCAAGTGGTAAAGCAAACGATAACTCGGTATTTGCTTTACTTAGAATACTTCCAAATGGAGGAGAGTATCAAAGACAGCTAGTTCACATGGAAACATATAACGGTATGAAGCCCGAAGATCAAGCAATAAGAATAAAGCAATTATTTGAAGATTTTGAGGGAGATTATATTGCACTAGACCGTTCAGGTGTTGGTGCGTCTGTATGGAATGAGTTACAAAAAGCTAATTATGATGTAGTAAGAGATAAAGAATATCCTTCTTATACAGCAATAAATGAAGATAATACAGTAGATAAAATATCATCAAGAGGAGCTTTACCTGTTGTATATACTATTGCCAATCCGTCAGCAACATTCAACTCAAATGTTGCCACAGAATTATTAGGAGCATTTTTAAGTAAGAAATTAAGATTATTAATTAGTGATATAGAGGTTCGTAATGAGCTTATAGGAACTAATGATTTTTCAAGGAAATCTCCTGCGGAACAGGCTTATATTCTTAGACCCTACACTCAGACAACAGCATTAGTTAATGAGCTTATTAACTTAGAATATCAAATAGTATCTTCAAACGTAAGGATTAGTGAAAAGGGTAGTGCTAGAAAAGATAGATATTCGGCATTATCATATTGTAACTACTACGCTCATTTAATAGAGCAAGAAGAAAATAAGAAAAGAAAACTTGGAAATGATGAAGTGTTTGCACTTTGGTAATATAGGAGGGAAGGAGGAATATTATGAAGGAAGGATTTAATATAAGTGAAGAAACTTATGTAAAAAATCAAATTGACGCAATTAAAGGAATGGTTGTTGGTGATACTAATGTATATACTAATTTAAATGGTATAACTTTTTTAAATAAAGATATGCAAAGACCAAGAACTTTCACTAGAGAAAACATAAGAAGAGCATTAGCTAATCCTTATGAGAATATATCTACATTGCAACAAGTAAGTTCTATACTAAAGTCTTCTAATGGTATATATGCTAAGATGTTAATATATAACTCTACTATGCTAACTAACAATCATATGATAACGCCTACAAGTAGTGGAAGTGCAACAACTAAAGAAAAGATGTTGAAAACTTATGAAGATGTTAGTAACTTTGTTAATAAATATAATATTAAAAAGACAGCTTGTTGGATTTATGAAAGAGTATTAGAACAAGGAGAGCTATACACTTATAAAATTGAAGGTAAAAATCAGCATATTATTCAAGAATTTCCTGCCCAACTTTGTAAGATTACAGCAATAGAAGATAATGTTAAAAGATTTGCTATAAATTTAAGTGGTATAAGTAATGAGGCTATAATTTATATGCCAACTGAGATACAAAATGCTTATAACTTGTTTAAATCTAATAAGTTATCAAAAGATAAGTTAATAGATAATTCATATTATCAGGTATCAAATAAAGGAACAGCTTTTACCTTAGAAAAACAACAAAGCAAAGGTGTGCCTTTTTATTGTTCATTATTTGATGATTTAATGGAACTTGAAGATATGAAGGATTTAAAAAGTAACAATGTTGTTATAGAAAGTACAAAATTAATCCACCAAAAATTACCTATTGATGATGAAACAGGTAAGGTACTTATGGATATGAGTGTTGCTAAAACTTATCATAATGCAACTAAGGCAAATATGCCAAAAGGTACGGCAATAACAACAAATCCATTGGAGTTAAAAACACTATCTTTATCAGATAGCTCTACTAAGCTAGACAATGATATATACCAAGCTATGGAAAATGCTTTTGATACAGCTGGTATAAATAGTGAAATTTTTAATGGTAAGAAAAACTCAAATATGGCTATTACTAGTGGTTTGGTGGTGGATAGCTTACTTCCAAAAAGACTACAAATGATGGTAGAGGATTGGATGAATTTTGAGTTAAGTAATTATAAGAAAAACGGTATTATATGGAAATTTAAGTTTATAGATTCTACTCACTTTGACAGAGAGGAAAGAAGTTCAAAGGCTAGAGAAAATATGGCTTTTGGAGGAAGTAGATTTGAATTTTTAGCATGTCAAGGATATGACCCATTAGAAGGTATAAATTTATTAAAAGCAGAACAGCTTTTAGGACTTGATGATATTATGATACCACAAGCTACTTCTCATACACTAAGTTCTGATAAAGATAATGGTAGACCTGAAACTACAACTGATGAAGGTTCAGGAATATCTACTGAGGCTGAGGAGGAGTAATATGTTTTTATATGCTTTAAATGAAGAAGATAGAAAGTTCCTTATAGCTAAAGGTTATGAGGAACTTTTTTCTTGTAGAATAAATGGAAATATAGCTTACGCATTTGATAACAACCAACCAAATACATATGCTACTTTCACAAAGGAAGATAAGAAGAAATTTCTTATTAGTGATGTAGCAATGTTTATTTAAGGAGGTTATATAAATGAAGTTTACTAGACTTGATAGTTGTATACAAAGTTTTGCAGAAGTTGATAATGACAACTTACTAAAAGTAAAGCTATCTATACAACATGACGGAGCTAATAAAAATGGTACTAAGTTTTCTCTTAATAACATAAAGAAAGCTGAAAGTACACTAAGAAATATACCTATTCTTGCCTACATTAAAAGGGATGAAAACGGTGTAGCTCAGGATTTTGACGAGCATAATATGATACAAAAAGTAGTAGAAACTGATGAAGGATATGATTTAGTTACTACTTACTTAGAAAGACCTATTGGGGTAATACCTAGTGAAACAGAAATAACATATGAAGAATTAGACGGTAGAACTTATCTTTGTGCAACAGGATATATATGGAAGAGGTATGCTAATGAAGGTTTTGATATATTAATGCAAAGTAATCAAAAAGGTACTTCTATGGAAATAGAAATATATGAAGGTAAAAAAGATAAGATAGACGGACTATATGATATTACTGATTATAGTTTTTTAGGTGTTACATGCTTAGGTGATGATGTTGAATCAGGTATGTATGATACAACTATTACAAAGTATACCGCAAGTAAATCTTATAAAAGAGAGCTTGAAGATATTTATAAAGAAATTTTCACTTTAGAAAATAGAAAGGAGGGTACTATGACTGAGGAAGTTAAAGAAGTTGTTGAAACTACAGAAGATGTAACTGTTGAAGAAGAGGTTGTAGTTGTTGAAACCACAGAAGAAATAGTAGAAGAAGTTGTAGCTACTGAAACAGTAGAAGAAACTACTTACCAAGAAGAAGTACAGGAAGAAGTTAAAGAACCTGTAACAGAAGAAGTTCAAGAAGAAGTAGTAGAGCCTACGGTAGAAGAGGTAGAAATAACAGAAGAAGTATCTACTGTTGAAGTTACAGAAGAAGAAGTAGTAGAAGAAACTACAGAAGAGGTAGTAGAACATTCTATAGAAGAATTATTTGAAAAATTAGGAAATAAAGAAATGGAAGTTAATTCTTTAATGGAAAAATTATCTTCTTTAGAAGATGAATTAAATTCTCTAAGAGAATATAAGTTAGTCAAAGAAAAAGAAGAGCTAGTTGTTAAGGTTGATACCATAGCAGAAAGGTTCACTACTTTAGACCAAGAAGAAATAGAATTAGTTAAAACTAGAGTTTTAAACGAAGAAATAACTACTGAGGAATTTGAAAAGGAGCTTTATTATTTAGTTGGTATAAAAGCATTAGAAACAAAAGTTAATTATGCTGCTACTGAAATTAATAGCTCTACTAGAATGATACCTATAGTAGAAGAGAAAAAAATAATAGATGAATATGGTGGATTATTAAAGAAGCATAACTTAGTATAGGACTAATTATACTTCTTTTTTATATTAAAAAAATGAATTAGATACATAGGGAGGATATATATATGTACGCAATATTAAACGCAGATAAAATAAAGCCACATCAGGCTGACGTAGTTACAGCTAGAAATGGTGAAGACGCTTTAGAAAATGGAGCATTTGTAGCTCTAGGAGAATTAGAAAATACAGGATTAGGAAGAGATACTTACATGATAGGTAAGTTAGCTGCTGATACTGTTCAGTGGGGAATGGTTGACTGTGTAGCTTTAATGTATGATGAAACTAAAGATGAAAGAGATTTTATATTAGGTGCTGGTGAAATAGCAAGAGTTAGAAGATTCCCAGCTGGTGGAGCTATGACAATAGCTAAAAAGCATATAGCAGAAGAAGTTGTTGCTGGTAACTTACTAGGACTTAAAGAAGGTACTTATCAATTAACAAAAGTTGAAACTAAAGCTGACGCTGTAGCTATGGTTTTAGAAGTTTGTGATTTCAATGGACAACCTTCATACTACATAGAATTTATATAAGATTATATAACTAAAAATCATACCTAAAATAAGGGTTAAAATTAAAAAAACAATTTTCGGAGGATATAAAAATGGCATTAGCAAAATTAACTGATTTACAAAAACTTGCTATGGATTGCTACGAAGGTAAGGTTAAAAACTACACTAACGGTAATCCTGAAGACGCATTAAGAAGTGAGATAGTAGAAAAAGTTGGAGGAGAGTGGAATTACTACAACTTCCAAAAAAATAAATGGGATGTATATGCTTTAATAGGAGAAATGATAAGTGTAAATGTTTCAAGATTATCAGCTGAAACTTTCGCAGATTTCTGTGAAGTTAAAGATTTCGCTTTAGGTGATAAAGTTGAATTTATGGTAAAAAATACTGATTTATTCAAAGTAGCTAATATAGCTGACGGAATAAACTCTACTCGTAGACAAAGATTAATGGGTAAAAAAATACCTACTACAGCTTACAAAATGGCAATAGCTATATATGAAGAATTAGATAGATTCCTTGCTGGAAGAATAGATTGGAGAGCTATGGTTGATAACGTATCAGTTTCTTTCAACCAAGAAATAGCTAACCAAATAGCAAGAGCTATGGAAGGTGCTTACGAGCAATTAAACTCTAACTTCGTAAAATCAGGAACTTATTCTGATAAAGAATTACAAACTTTAGTAGCAAAAGTTGAAGCTGCTACAGGACAAAAAGTTGCAATATACGGAACAGCAGAAGCATTAGCAAACGTTGAAGGTGCTGGGGCTTTAATAGACGCAGAAGATAACAGAAACTATGGTTATGTTCAATTATTCAATGGAACAAGAATGATAAAAATAAACAACGTATATGATGAAATAAACGATAAGTGGGCATTAAGAAATGACGTATTATATGTTATACCTGCTGGTGAAAAGATAATACGTTTAGGATTTGAAGGGGATGTAACTATATTAGAAGATACTACAGGAACTTCAAGGGATGACCAACAAATAGAAATGTTATTAATGAGAAAAATGCACTTAGGAGTATTATCTACAGCTAAGTTCGGTTTCTTTGAAATGAAATAATAAAACTCATTAATGCTTTTTATTGAAGAAAACATAATAAAGAGGATTATATAATCCTCTTTATTTAATTTTAAATTTGAGGAGGAATTGATTATGGCTGAAATAAAAGAAGTAAAGAAAGCTACTAAAAAAGCAGCTAAACCTAAAAATGTTGAAGAAGTAAAAGTAGAAGAAGTTGTTGAAAGAAAAACTTATAGACAACTTAGAAATGAATTAAGAACTTTAAAAGACCACATAGAAGTTGAAATAGTAAACTTAAATGCTGGTGAAACTTACTATAGAGATAGGGACGGTAGAGAAGTATTTAGATTATCTAAGCCGTCAGATAAAGAGTATATATCATTAGCGGACGCATATGATATGGCTAATAGACACTCAGGGTATTTTTCAGACCATATAATAGCTATAACTGATGTTATTAGTGATGAATATGATTTAGAAGATATATTAGAGTATTTAAATTTAAAAGAAGTATATAATGAAATTGAAAGATATGATACTGATTATATAGACCACATATTAAATAAACTTGATATAAATAAGTTTGAAAGAATAGTTGAAAGCTGTGATCTAAAGTTAGTAAATAGCCTATCTGCTAGAGCGGTTAAATTATATAGAGAAAGAAAATTTGATTCAAGGTTAAAAGAAGAAATACTTGCCAAGAGATTAAATAGAGATTCTTTATTTATGTAATCAGTTGAATTAATAATATAAATGGTAGCCTAAGCTACCTATTTTTATAAAGGAGGTTTTAAAATGGCTACTCCTGTAGATAAAGTTTTTAGTAGATTTTTAAGTCAAATAGAAGATGAAAGTTGGCTAGAAATTGATGAAGAAGTATTGGAAGAATTAATGTTTGACTATTTAAATAAATCTATTGTTGAATTTAATGTTTGTAAAAAAGATTTAACTATAAATTTATGGAAGGGTGAGATAGCGTCAGATTTAGAAGAGGACGAAATTTTAATCTTAGCTTTTGGAATGGTTATACATTATTTAACACCAAAAATTTTAAGAGAAGAAAACTTACAGCAAATGGTAACTTCAAGTGATTTTTCTAAGTTATCAAATGCAAATATGTTAGATAAATTAATTAAACTTAGAGTTCAAATAAGAAAAGATTATCAAATGTACCTTCATAAATACGAATTAAAAGAATTTGAGGGATTTAACTAATGAGCTGTATAGATAACTATAAAAAAAGAGTTAGCCTTAGTGGTTCAGTTGATTCTAGGGTAAGGGTTATATATGAGGCTAGGAAAAATTTTGAAAGGTCATTAAAAAAAGACCCTTCTTCAAGAACTTTAAAAATTACTGATGTTGGAGAAGTTAATATATCAGAAAGTACAAAATTAGTACAATGTATAATAAATGACTTTTCTAAAAATGACCAAAAAACTTTTGATGAAAAAGTGCTTTATGTTAGATATGATGAAAACGTAGGGTTAGGTAGCTATGTAGAATATGACGGCTATATATGGCTAGTTATATTTAGAGAACATAGAGCTGCTGATGTTTATAAAAGTTTTATAATGAGAAAATGTAATCAAATTTTAAAGTATAAATATCAAGATGTAGTATATGATATTCCTTGTATTGTAAGAAACCTTACTCAATATAGTGATGGTATGCAGGATATAGTTTATACATCTACACCTGATTCCCGTAGGTCAATAATGTATTCTCAAAATAACATAACTTCAAATATTGATTTAGGACATAGGTTCTTACTTAATAATAGAAATGTATATAGAGTTACACATATACAAGACTTTGAATATAAAGAAGATTATAATTTACAAAATGGTATTACTACATGTATAGCTATACATACATCTTTATTAAGTGAAGATAATGTTGATGAAAACCTAGCATTTAATGAAGGTGATAATAATATTGAATATGATACATTAATGATAGGTACAAATAGAACTTATGGTGTTGAAGATAGCACTTGCAAGTGGGAGATAAAATATCTTTCAGATAATAGTGATTACATTACTATGTATACAGAAAATGATAAGTGTGTAATATCAGTAGATATGGATTTTGACCTAATTGGAGAAATATTTGAGCTAAGAGCTTTAAGTTTAGAAGATGAAGTAATATTTAAAAGAGATATTACTGTTGTAGGTTTTATATAGGAGGTAAACATGGCGAAGTTATATGGTTTAGGTAACTATTTAATGAGTGAGATAACTGTTAAGCTCCTAAATAATAAAGAGTTTACAAAATTTGTTTACTATAAAGATGTATCAAATAAAGATATTTTGGGGTTGCCTGATTTAGATAACCCAGCAATAATGCTAAAAAATCAAATTTTTAGAAGTAGAAGAACACCTAAGATATTAGAAGGGCAAGACGTATGTGTTTTTATGTACTTAGATAATTTAAGAAATTATGGGACTAAAAGTAATAAGATAAAAACAATATGGATTAATGTATGTTTTGTTGTTCACGAAAGTTGTTCATCTACTATACATGGTTCAAGAGAAGTTGCTATTATAAGTGCTATTGAAAAAGCATTAGATAATATGACTTTCACTAAATCTGTTGGTGTATGTGAAATTGATAGGGTTATACCGCTTTCAGGACTTCCTTATGAATGGAATGGATATGAGGTATCACTTAAATTAGACGGATTTACAGCACTAGGAACTAATGTATACGAGGTTGATTATGAGTAATATTGATTTTGAATACTACTATTTAAGTGGTAAAAATATTCCTCTAAAAAAGTATAAGTTGGGAGTTATAAAACAACCAACACTTAATCAGTTTATAGATTTAGAAATTGATGTAACTAGGTTTTTACAGCCTTTTATTTTAGATAAAAATGTAATATTTAATAGTAATAAAGATATGAGTAATCTTTTGGATGATGTTAAAGATTTATCATTTTTATTTTTATATGAACAGCTGACTAAACATTCTATGATAAGTAATCTTTTAAGTTCTTTATCAGTTATTTATAATTCTACTAATGTATATGTTAGTAAAAGTAGTATATCTATCATTGTAGAAAGTGGAATTGACGGTGAAAAATACGTTATAGATGATACAAATTTTCATATATTATCTACTGTGGTTTGTGAAATGATGGGGATTAATAAAAAAGATATGAAGTCCTCTGATTTAAAAACTGAAATGACTGATATAGAAAGAGAATTTGAAAGAAGAAGACAAAAGTATATGCAAATGCAAAATAGCAATAAACCTAAGAAATCAGAAGGTTACACTATATTAGATATTGCTAATATAGTTATACATTTTAGCGGTTTATCTTATAATGAAGTTTTTGATATGACTATATATCAGTTAAAAAACTCATTTAAGATTTTAGTTAAAAAGGATAATTATATGGTTAATTTATTACATAGAATAAGTCAGAAATTTGATACAAGTAAAGAAAAGTTCGTACATTGGACGGACGAGGCTAAATTGGATATAAGCACTCTTAATTCTAAGAATTAGGAGTGTTTTTTTATATAATTTTTTTAGGATGGTGATTAAGATATGGCAAATTTCGCTATAAAAGACGCAATGGATTTAAAAATAATGGTATTAGGAGAAGAAGAACCTAGATTAGTTATAGACTACTTAAATGAATGTTCTTTCTCTAAGACAGCTGATTCAGTTTTCGCTAAGAAGAAAGGGGTAAATGCTGTCAGCTTTACAGGTGCTATGACTGGTACTCTTACTTTAAACTCTGAATTAACTTCAATAGACGCTTTAGGTCTTGCTTTAGGTGGAGTTGTTACAGGTGAAAAAATAGAAATAACTGACGTTGTTCCTACTGAGTTCTTCGTAATAGAAGGTACTTTCAATACTGTTGGAGAAGACGGTGTAGTTAAGGCTAGACAAATGACTTTCCATAAGTGTAAGCCACAAGCTAACTGTGAATTATCTTTCTCTGCTGAGAACGTTGCATCTTTTGCTTTAAACTTTGATTTATTAGTAGACGAAAATCATAAGTTTATAACAATAGATGAAGTTCCTACATACTTATAGGAATTAAAAAGTCCGTCTTATTTAGACGGATTTTTATTTGTGTACTTAATTTAATTAAGTATAGAGATAAAAATAAATTAATTTTGATTTTAATAGTAATTTAGGAGTAATTATCTATGATTTGGAATGAAATTGTAAGAATGATATGCTTAATAATTATTATTATTATCATATCTGTGATTAAATAATTTTTTAATTAGTTGGAGGAATTTTATGAGTGCAAAGTTATCAGATTTAAAATTACCAAAAGTAAGAAAGGTAATACAATGTGAAGTTAATGGAGAGCAAAAAATTATAACTGTATTTAATCCAACAGGTAAAAAGAGGGTGCAACTTTTAGAAATGCTTTCGTCTGTTGATAAAGTTGGCAAAGATGATATGGAAAATGTTGCTGATACTTTATATAAATCTCTACTTAAAGAACTTGTTGATATTGAGGTAGATATGGATAAAGTATCTATATTAGATAAATACCCTAGTTTAACACTTATGGAAGTTAATAAGGAAATAGAAGAAATAATGTTTGAGCTTCAATATGAGTATATAACAGGGCAAATAAGAAGAGCTAATAATACTATTATATCTGCTATGTCGGGAGTTTTAATAAATAAAACTGAAAAAATAAATAGTTTATTAGAAGAGTTAAATAACGAGGCTTAATAAGGAATTAATATAATGCCAAAGTTTAAAAGTCTTAAAGCAGCTCTAAACTACATTGAGAAATCAAAAGCTGATAGCATGAGAGATATGGGTAAATGTATTGAAGATATAATGAAAGAAGAAATACAAACACAGGTATATGACGCATATAAACCTAAATATTATGAAAGAACTAATCAATTTATAGATAGTGTTGAAATAACTGATGTATCTAATAATAAAGTAGAAGTTTCATGGAGAGATAATGGTGATTGGTATTCTGTTATTAAAAGAGCTAGAAATGAACAGCCTGACCATATGTATGTAATACATGGGCATGAAATGGGTACAGTTTGGGGTAGGGAGGGTGAACCTACTAATATAGTTGAAGAAAGTACAAGAAGGGCAGAGTACGAAGTTCCTGATGAACTAGTTAAATCTTTACGTTCAAAGGGAATTAACGTTAGAAGAAAATAATTTAATATCATATAATTGCCACTTTTCTTGCATGGAAGGTGGTTTTTCTATGCAAAAAATGAAAGAGTGGTGATTTAATGTCTGATGAATTAAAAATTGAGTTACAGGTTGAAACTGATGATAGTAAAGCTAGATCACAACTTGATGACTTGATAAAAGAATATAAAAATAAAAAACCTATTGAGGTAGACTTTAGGTTAGGAAATACAAACTTAGATGAATTTCAGGCTAATATAAAATCTATTACATCTAGCTTAGAAAGTTTATCTAAAATAGATTTTAAAAATTTAAAATCTATTGAAAGTAATTTAAAAAATATCTCAAAGGTTGCTAGTGAATATCAAGATACATTAGCTAAGACTACAGCTAAAAAAAGCAATAGTAGCGGTAGTAGTTCTATACTTGATATACTTCCCGATTTTGAAGATGAAAAAATAGAAAGATTAAGTAAAAATCAAAAAGAGGCACTAGAAGAGGTAAAAAGTTTAAAGTATTATGCTGAAAGAATAGAACAAGAATATGATGAATATAGACAGCTTATAAAAAATTCATATAAAAAGTCAAGAGAAGATAATTCGGAATATTTCTCAAAGCTAAATGAATATGAAACTATGTTTGATACTAAGCATTATGAAAAACTTATTGGATACTATAAAGAACTTGATAATGTAATAAGTAAGTATAATAGCTTAGGTGTTAATTTAGTACAGGTAGATAAGATTACCAATGAGAAATATGACGGAACTATGGGATACCGTAGATACCAAGAGTATGTAGATTCTATGGGTTTAAGCAATAAAAAGTTTGAAGAATTAGTTGTTAGAGCAAAAGATTTAAATGCTATTAAAAATGGTTTACTTACAAATCTAAAAAGAAATCTAAAAAAAGCGTCTGAGGATGAAAAGGTTGCTTTTGAGATTTTTAAAAACTTATATAAAGATATGCCTGAACCTGATTTAACTGACGCAAACTCTTTTAAAGGTTATTTATCTTCATTTATGAAGGGTATTTTTGAATTTGACTTTGAAGATTTAGACCTAAGATTTGAAGAAGACTTTGAAAGAATGTACGAAAGGTTCTTTAAGTTAGTAGACGAAGTTAAGGATGAATATAATAAAAAGTTCAAAGACCTAGACGGACTAGAAGGGTTTGATATATTTAATGCTGAAACTTTAAAAGAGGAAACTGAAAAATTAGACAAAGAAATTATTGATACAGCTGATTCTATTACTAAATTAAAAGATTTAAGTTCGGATACATTAAAGAACTTAGGTTTAAATGATAATAGCATTGATGTATTTAAAAATTTAACAAAATCTGTAGAAGAATTAGAGCTTAAACTAGGTTCTTTTAAAGATAAGTTTGCTAATACTTTTGAAGTATCAAGTGATTCTTATAAATCTTTAGAAAAAATAAAGGACGCATTAAGTGAGATAAATAAACTTACTGATGACCAAAAGCAAATGTTCTTTGATTTTGGACTTGATGTTGATAATATTAAGAAAGCTAAGGAAGAAACAAAAGACCTAGAAGAAAGTGCTGAAAATCTAAATGATATTAGTTTTAGTGGTCTTATACAAAGTTACTCTAGGCTAGAATCAGCCACAGGGAAAATACTTAGTGAACAAGAAAAGATAAGAACATCAGCTTTAAGTACAGTATCGCTTAATTATAGATACGAAGAAGACCCTGAAACTGGTGAAATGGTTAAAAAACTTAGTACGGCTAGATATTCAGAAGAAATATCTAAGAGAACTAGCCAACTTTTAAAGGATTATAGTAAAGCGTCAAGTGATTTAGCTAAAGCTCAAAAGGAATATTATGAGGCTCTTAATGGTGGAAAGTCTAGTGAAACTACTATTAATAAGTTATCTGAAAATGTTAAAACTATGGAGGATAACCTATCTAAAGTTAGAAAAAGTGTTAGTGAATTAGACCAATACTCTGATGTTGTTGATGATGTACTTGATACTTTTAATAAGATAGATACAGCTAGGCATAACCAAATGGAAAAAGACGCCTTAAAGATAGTTGATAGGGCGGATTTAGAACAGGCTAATAAAATCTTAAAAGAAACAAAATCTCTTATAGATAATATATCTAAAAACTCTGTTCAACTACAAAAAGACGTAAATGCTGGGTATAGTGAAACAGCTGAGGGATTAGAGGCTAGGATAAAACAACAGGAACAACAGGTAACTAAGAATTTATCTAAGTTAATGAACATATCTAATTCTAAAGCAGCAATAGATCAAATATTTTCTTATCAATTAAATAAAGCACAGCAAACTCAAATAGAAATTGCTAGAATTAATGATAAGGCTAATAAAACAACAGGTACTAAAATTGTTGATGAACAAGACCAATATCTAAAGGAATATAAAAGATACTTAACTGAGCTAAAGGCTATTCAAAAATCTTTAACAAAAGAAAGTAATGAAACAGCTAGAGCAGGTAAAATAATTCAATTAGATAATACATTTAAAGAATTAGAAAGAATAAAATCTTTATTAAATGAAGTAAAAAGCGAGGCAGCACAAGGTTTATTTGACCAAACTATGAGAGAGCTTGACCTTCATTTAGCTAGTAGTTTTTCTAAGACTACATCTGAATTAGATAAGGTTGAGGAAAAAATTAATAAGTTAAGTAAGAGTGAATATGTCAATAGTGAGGCTGTTAGCTCTGCTGAAACTGTTATAAGAAATTTAAGAAATACCCTAGAAAAAGGTTTAGACGGATTAAATACTAAAGATTTATCGGGTATATTAGTTGAAATAGAAAAGCTAAAAAAATCTGCTAAAGATATAGAGGTAGATATTAAATTAGCTAGAGATAATGAAAAAATAGAAAACTTTACTAAAAGTGTAACTGATAGATTAGAGGCATTACAAAGGGCTGCTAATAATGTAGATGTATCTCATATAACTAGACAGCTTAATGATTTAGCTGCTGGTAGTGATAGAAATTCAGTTGTTATGAAACGTATAACTGATGACCTTAATACCTTAGAAAGAAGATTAAAGTCGGCTGGTAACGTAGGTCTTAACTTTAGAGGTTTCTTTGATGAATTAGGGCAATCTCTTAGAACATTTACACTAGGAGATATTATAGGTGATGTTATAACCGATTCACTATATCAAGCTACTACTGTTATAAAAGATATGGACGCAGCTATGTCTAATCTTAAAAAAGTTGCTGATTTATCTGATGTTAATACTGAGGATAAACTAAATAGTATTAAAGACGCAGCTATTAGTGTTGCTAAGGAAGTTGGTATGAGTTCGGCAGATACAATAAATGCCATAGCTAGTACCTTACAAGCTGGTATAGGTAGCATGGAAGAATCTATACAAGTTGCTCGTAGTGCAATGATATTAGCAAACGTTGGTGATATGACACAGGATGCTGCGTCTGAAAGTTTAAATACTATTATAAACTCATTTAATATTAAGCCATTAAATGAAATAGATGTTCAGGTTGGTAGTTTAACTCAAAAAACTACGGAACTTGCAAATGCAATGGATTTATTAAATTATGCTGGTAATAACTATGCCATAGGTGCTGACGGTGTTGCTGAGGCAATGAAAAGGGGCGGTACAGTTCTTAGTCAGTATGGTGTAAGTATACAAGATACTGTAGGTTTAATAACAGCTGCTAATGAGGCGATTCAAGACCCTGCTAAAGTAGGTAACGCCCTAAAGAGTATAGCTATTAATATGTCAGGTGTTAAAGCAAATGCGTCTAAGGGTACAATGGAACTTAATAAGACAGCAAAAGCCTTAAAGGAAATAGCAGGTATAGAAGTATATTCTGATAAATCTAAAGGTGAAATCAAGGATATGGTTACTATTCTTGATGAATTAAATGTAAAACTTAAAGAAGGTAAATTAAACCAAGATGAATTTAGAGCTGTAAGTGAGGCTTTAGCTGGGAAGGAACAAGCCGCTGTATTACAGTCTTTATTGGGTAATTATGAAACCTTTAAACAAATACAAGATGAATTTTCACAAGGTTTACATTTTGGTTCAGCTGAAAAGGAAAATGCTGCTTATGTAGATAGTATAGCAGGTAAACTAAATGAATTAAAAGAAGTTTGGATAGATACATTAACGGCACTAGCTGATTCAGAAACAGTTAAAGGTTTCCTTGATGTATTTATAGATATATCTGAGGGAATAAATGTTTTTATAAAAGCATTAGATAGCGTAGGTTTAGCGTTTCCTGTTTTACTTGGTAGTATAAGTGGAGGTACTAGTTTCTTTAAAACTTTATGGAGTAGTTTAGACGCTGCTAGTGAAGCTGGTGATACTTTAGGACTTAGTTTTACAGGAATTGGAAATACTATAAAAAAAGGTGTACTTCCAGCAATTACAAACTTTGCTAAACAAGGTGCATTAATAGGTGGTGTTACACTTGCCGTTCAAGCATGTGCTTGGGGTTGGGATAAACTTACAAATGGTGTAAAGAATACAGCAAAAGAGTTACAGTCGGTAGAAGATGACCAACTTTCTAATATAACAGCTCAAAGCCAAAAAATTAAAGCTCTTGAAACTACAGGTGTTAAATATGAAGAACTAGCAAATAAAGCTAAGAGAACCGCAGAAGAAGAAGAGGAGTTATTAAGACTTGGTAATGAGTTAGCACAAATTTTACCTGAAATGGTTATAGGTTATGATGAAGAAAATAATGCTATACTTCACATGACTGATGATATGGAAGGATTAATAGAGAAAGCTAAAGAGGCTAATGACCAATATAATAGACTTCTTTTAGGTACTAGGATAGAGCAATCTGATTCAGCCTTAAAACTACTTACTAAAGGTGAGATTTTTGGTGAAGATGCAAAAGGTTTAAATGACCAAAAGATAGAGCTAGAAAAATCATATAATAAAACTATGAAAGACCTTCAAAATGATTATATACTACAGTTAGAAAATGTTAGAAATCTTGAAGGTAAAAATAGAGAAAAAGCCCTACAAAATGCTAGAGATATTAGAAACCAAATGATAGTTGAAGAATCTAAATATATGACTGAGTATTCTTCTATTCAGTCTAGGATAGTTGAACAGGCTAATATATTTAGGGATGAAATGGATTCTACTTGGAGAGATAGTTCAGTTTATTTAATAGAAGAATTAACACCTGAATTAGAAAAATCTATTGAGAAATTTACTAATTCTATGGACTTTACAGAAATAAATAGTGAAGAAGAATTAGAATCTGTAAGAAGGATATTTAGAGAACTTCCTAAACTAGCTCAAAGTGGAGCTGTAGATATAGAAAAATTAAGCTCACAAATATCTGATATAAATAAAGAATTTTCTAAAACAGGAAATCTTGAAGAATATAAAAATAATATGAAAGCACTAGCAAAATCCCTAAGTGATGAAACAGGTTGGGACGCTACTGCTCTTGAAGAAATGTTTACTATGGTTACTGACGGAACACTTCAAGGTTCTACTAGCTTAGAAACTTTCCTAAGTAATTATAATAAAACAGTTAATGATATACGAAATGGAGATTCTATAGCAAAGGCTTTACATGAACAATACAATGCTATAGAAACAGCTCTTAATTCTATTAATCACCATGACTTTGGTAGTAATGTTGGGAATTATCAACTTAGGTTAAATCTTCAAACTGATGAAAATATTCCTAAGCAAGTAAGAGAAGCCATTGATAAAATGGTTAAAATAGGTCTTGATGATACCGAGGTTATTACTGTTACAGGCGAAATTTTAATGTCTTTAAAAGACGGTAAGATAGATGAAGGTGAAACAGCATTACTTAGAGAACAACTTCGCAATACTTTACAAGATAGGCTTAGTGGTGAAGAGCTTGAATTAACTATTAATGGTATATTAAAATCTTTTAATAGTGATGAAATATTAAAAAGTATAGAAGATGAACTTGGTGATAAAAAGGTTGAAAAAGAAGTATCAATAAAAGCTGATGACCCTAAAGGAATAGAGGAAATAAATAAAGCTATAAAGTTACTAGAAAGTAGACCTGATGTTAATAAAGCTGTTAGGGCGGTTGTTGAAGGTGATGAAGATTTAGTTTTCTTTGCTGAAATAATTAGAAATCTTCCTGTTAATGAAACATTTACTAATAAATTTATAGTTGAAAATGCAAAAGCATTATCTGAATTAAAGAGCTATCAAGAGGTATTAGATTACATTAACAGTCTACCTGATGATGTAAAGAAAACTTATAATATTAAAGCAGAAGGTTTAACTGAAACAGCAGAAAATATTGAAGAGATAGATACAACTATTAATTCTGTTAATGAAAAAGAGTTAAAAGTTCAATCTAGTAATGATGATGTACTTAAAACTATAGATGATGTTAAAGCATTAATTGAAATATCTTCTAAGGTTGAAGAAGGTAAGTACAAGATAGAGATAGACGCAAATACTCAGGCAGCCATAGATAATATTAACCTACTTAAAGATAGTGTTAATAGTTTAAATGGTGAACTTGGTAAAGGTAAAAAAGTTACTTATCATGCGGAAACAGCACAACCAGCTAAAAATATTAAGGGGTTAATAGACCGAGTTAATCAGATAAAAAAATTAACAGGTAAGACTTTCAAGTATTATGCTAATACGGCACAAGCTGCGAAAAATATTAAAGGACTTATAGATAGAGTTAATCAAATAAAGAGATTATCAGGTAAAACCTTTAATTATTATGCTAATACGGCACAAGCTGCGAAAAACATCAAGGGACTTATTGACCGTATCGACCAAATAAATAGTAGAAAGAGTAGTAAATCTTTTAGTTATACAACTACTGTTAAACAGCAAACTGTAGCTGAAACGGATACATCTATTGCAATTCCTGATACTGTTTCAAATAGTATATCTCCTGTATCTACTGTAGCTGATGAAATAGCTGGGCAAACTTCTAGGATACAAGCTAGTCTTAGAACAGGAATAGGTGAGATAAATAATTTCTCTTCTAATATGGCTAGAGCTACTTTAAAAACTCCTATTGCTATAACAGGTACAGATATTCATAATTCTATAAAGTATAGTGTTAATCTACTTCAAGAATTAGAAAATAGAATTAATAGTGTTAGTAATTCATTAGCTACTCTTGATAAAAAGATGGAAAGTGCTGTAGGTAAAGATAAGATACAATACTTACAACAGCAAAATACATTATATCAAGAACAACTTAATCTTCAAAAGGAACTAGAAGATAAGTTAGTAAGGCAAAAGAATTATTATAAATATTATTTAGAGAAAAACGGATTTAAATTTAATGCGGACGGTAACTTAACCAACTATGAAGAAAAGTTACTTGCTATGGAAAAAGAGGCTGAAAGATTAAATGGTTTAGCTGAAACCGCAAATAATAAATATAATGATTATACAGGTGATAATGAAAAAACAAAGAATAGCTTAAAATCTGCTTATGAAACCGCTAAGAAAAAAGCTGACGCTTATGCTGGTAGTTTATCTGAAATACAAAAATTCCTAGAGGAATATATCAATGTTACTTTTACAGAGCTTCCAAAAGTGCAAGAAGAATGGGAAAGTATTAGTAACTCTATTAAAGAAAATGAAAATGCTATAAAAAATCTAAGAAGAGAACAAGAATTATATACTAAGAATACCAAACTTAGAGAGCTTGATATGCTCTTAGATGAAATAAATGATAAACAGGATTTACTTAATGAAAAAATATCATCAACTAAGGGTAATGATGATAAGGTTAAGTATCAGAAAGAGTATCTTGATTTGCTTAATGAGGAAATTAAGATACAAGAAGAGAGAGTTAAGCAATATGAAAATTCTTTATCAGTATTCCAAAATGAATTAAGTGGATTTGGATTTAATTTTGATACTAGTGGTACTATAAAAAATTTAGATGAAATACTAAATAAGTATCAAAGTAGTAAAGACTTAGAATACTTAAATAACTTACTAGAAGAATATTTTGCTATTCAAAGAGATAATCTGCCAGACGCAAAAAAAGATTGGCAATCATTAAAAAATGAGATAGATAATACAACTACATCTATAAATAATTTAAAACAAGAGATTGCTGATTTACATATAGATTCAGGTTATAAAGACCACAATAGAGATTTAGCAGAAGTTGAAAATGAGTTAGCATTAGCACAAATAAAATATGAAAACTCAACAGGTAAAAACAAGATTGAATACTTAGAACAAGTAATTAAATTAACTCAAAACTTAAAGAGAGAAACCCAAGACCTTTTAAGTTATGAAAGTAGTAGACGAAATTCTTTAATGAGTGAACTTGGTCAATATGGTTTTAGTTTTAGGAATGATGGCTCAATAGCAGGATATGGGTCTATTATAGCACAACTAAAAGAAACCTTATCAGATGATGAATTTGAACAGGTTTATAGTAAGATAGAAGAGTATTTAGACATAACTTATGAAAAAATACCTGACCTAGAACAAAGTTTAGAAGAGCTTGGATATTCAGTAGAAGATTACAATGATGAATTAGATAAATTACTTAGACAAAGACAGCTTGAGGCTCATACAAATAAAGTTCAAGAACTTAATAATGAATATGATAAATTAGCTGATACATTAGATATTATTGATATTAAGCTAAAACATGCCGTAGGTTCGGAGAAGTTAAATCTTCTTAAACAACAGATAGAATTACTTGAACAACAAAAACAGTTACAAGTTGAACTCATGGAAAAATATCAGTCTATGGCTAATATATATCAAGGTAAACTAATTCATTATGGAGTAAAATTTGATGATAACGGAGATATATCAAATTTAGATGAAGTCTTAAATGAATATCAAGACCATAAAGACCTTGAAAAATTAAAGGAATTAATAGAAGAATATTTAGATATACAAAGAGATCAGATTCCTGAGATTGAAAAGGAATGGGAAAGTCTTAATGCTGCTATAAAGGACGCTTATAAAGAGCAACTTAATGTAACTCAGGACATGGAAGAAAAGATTACTTCAATGTATAAAAAGCAAATTGAAGAAAGAATTGACGCCATGAATAAGGAAACTGACGCAAAGATAAAAGCTCTAAAGAAACAACAAGACGCTTATAATAAGTATAGGGATGAAGTTGAATATAAAAATGAATATAATGAAAAACTAGAAGAAATAAATAAACTTCAAAATCAGTTAGATATAGCAATGAGAGATACTTCTTTGAATGGTCAGCAAAAGGTTAAAGAATTACAAAACTTATTAGCTCAGGCTCAAAAAGAGTTAAATGAAATAACTCAGGATAAAATAGATAGTGATGTAAATGATTTATATGATAAAGAGGCTGAAAGAATTGAAGAGGAAAATCAAAATGCTATAGATAAGTTAGAAGAAGAATGGTCTGATAGTAAAATAGCTCAAATGGTTGCGGACGCACTTGGTAGTGGAGTTTTTACAGATATAGAAGGAAATGTCCACGACCTAGAGGACGCCCTAATCAACTTTGCTGATGAAACAGGTGAACTATTTGGTGTAATGGGGTCTGTAATTAAGTCTGAGCTTATTACCAATCTTGAAATAGCAAGAGATACTGTTTTAGAACTAGAAAAAGTTTTAAAAGAATTAGATTTATCAGAGTATGCAAATACAACATCTTCACTTAGTATTGATACGGCTAAGGGACATACTATTGAGGAAGTTAGTACGCAGGTTGTTTTTGAATCATCTTTAATAAATGTAGAAGGTAATGTTGACGCAAATGTAGTGGAAGACTTAAAAGCATATGGGGAGCAATTAACTAAAGATATAATAGATAAGATTTATAGTTCAATAAGATAAATATAGGAGTGGATTTTCCGCTCCTATTATTTTAAAAAGGGGGTAATATAGTGATTTTTTATTCAGATAAGTTTTACTTTAATGATGTATACTTTCCTGATTTTAATGTATTTTTAGTATATGAATCAAATGACTTGTTAAATGAGTATGGAATTTCTTATAATCAGGAAGAAGATAATGAAATAACTCTTAGCTTTTGTTATTCAACAAATGACGGAGTTGCACTAAAATGGGACGAAGAAGTTTTAGAAGAAGTTTTAGGTTGGCTAATAACTGATAACTACAAAGAATTTATAAGTGAAGATAATGAGGAAATTGTATATTTTCTAAAAGGAGATAGCTATGTTAAAAGATTTACACATGACAAAAAAGGTCTTATAGATGTAAACTTTAAAATTCTTAATCCTTGTGGATATAAAAAACAAGTTAGTGAAATTAAATCTAGTGGAAATCCTGTAAATATATATAACCCTAGTAATATAAAAGAGAATTATAAGCCTGTAGTTGAACTTAAAAATATATCTAGCTCAAATGTAATAATCTCAAATACATCACTTTCTAAAGAACCTTTTGAAATCAATAATTTATCAGGTAAAGATATATTTATAGATAATATGATAGGTACAATAGTTGATGTAGACGGAGAGAATTTAATTATGAATAGTAATAGGAAGTGGATTGAATTAAAAAAAGGTGATAATTATATTACGGTTGAAGGGGACTGTGATATAACTATTAAATCTTACTATCCTATAATGGTGTAATATATGAATAGAATTTTTATAAATAAATTATATCGTGAATTTGATTTAGAACTATGTAAAGTAAATAAGCGTCCAATATGTGTTATTCCAAAAGAATATGTAAACTCTATTACTAGAAGTTTAAATGAAACTGATATTATGGAATTAACTATACCTAAGATGATCCAAGACGGTAATATGAACACTATAATTAATCCTTTGTGGGAAGAAATTAAGGATGAAAGGTTGATTTGCTTAAACAGAAGTGAATATTTTGTTATAAAAACAAATACATTTAAGTCAAATGATACGGTAAAGAGTATTACAGCTTACTCTAGGGAATATAAATTAGGAAAAATAGATGTAATATTTGAAGATATTACTTTTATGCTTATAGGTAAAGAAGAAAGTAATGAAATATATTCTCTAAATGAACTTTTAAAAGAAGAAACAGGCTGGTCTTTTGGATATGTTGATGATACAGTTAGATATGATATTGATAAACAAGGAAATAAGACCGAAAAGGTAAGGCTACAAACAGGTGTTAATAAGAGGTGGCTAGATTATATTCTTAATGATGTAACTGAGAATTATAGTTGTGTACCTGTTTTTGATACGGATAAAAAACAAATAAATTTATATGATGAAAATACTGTAGGAGAAAATATACAATTATATCTATCAAATGATAACTATATCAAAAGTTTATCTAGGACAAACAGTAGTGAAGATATAGTTACTAGACTTACTGTTATAGGTAGTGATGAAATGGATATAATAGGTGCTACAGTTACAG